CGACCGGCCCCAGGAGGTGTTCGGTGAGTGAACGATTCTCGAAGGGCGGGAAGACGATTATCCCGGTGCGCGGCGGACTGCGTGGTTCTGGGCGCGCCTTGCGCCGATGCCCGTGCCCGAGGTGCAAAGCCGAACCTAACTACAAGTTCGGCGGATACTCGATTCTGCCATGCAACTGCCACACGATCATCATGCGCTGCACCTGCCGAATCAACGACGTGCTCTGCCGTGGATGCGGGCGCGTATTCGTGCAGACCGGGAACCGTTGGTACGAGGTCCATGATCCGCACGAGGACACATGATCCACTCCTACCGCCAGTCCCGCAGCTGCAACGTCATCCGTTATGCCCCGCGCCGTCTGTTGGTAGTCCACGACGGCACCGCCTTCGAGATCGAGATCCCAACGCGCCACGTCGGCCGGCTGGCACTCGCACTACATTGGCTCCGGTTGCAGGCCGTGCGGCTCGCGCGGTGGCAGGGCGCCTGGTGGTGCCTGGCGCAGGGAGCGTTCGATGCGGCGTTCGATGGACGAGAGGACAGGCCGTGAGAGTGGTACACCTACTCAATCGCCCCGCCAACGGCACCGCGGCTTCGGCGTGCGGGCTGAGTCGCAGGTCGAGCGACTGTACCCGAGACCATCGCGCGGTCACCTGTAAACAGTGCAAACTAACGTGGTCCTGGAGGCTAGCGGATAATTTCACGCCCCTGGAGAACGACGAGAGGACAACGACATGAGCGACGACACGATCAAGTTGGGCGCGTACATGACGGCGCTGCCACGCGATTGCTACCTGGTCCGCGATCAACACGGAGCCGACATGTGCTGCATCGAGTGTATCCGCGCTGGAGCCGGTGGGTAGTGCAGGAGGTAGAGCCCGGTGCGGTGTTCTCGGCCGACTGCCTGCTGGATCTCGCGGCGGCGCTGGACCGCCTGAAAGATGGGCCGCTGAAATGATGACCAGAAACGAAGGTTCCGCAGTCCGCGTCTATCCAGCGTGCTGCACGTCGGCGTTCTGCGGCCGTGTGGGATGCGACGGGTGCCGGAATCGGCCGACGCTGGATGAGTTTCACCGCTGGCGGACAGAGACCGCAGCCGTCTGTCGTGATCCGGTATGGTGTCCGCTGATGTGGGGGGCGACGAAGTGACCATGAGGTACAAGACCATCCTCGTCGATCCGCCTTGGCCGGAGCGAGGGGGCGGAAAGGTCAAGCGCGGAGCCGACCGCCACTACCCGTTGCTCTCGCTCGCAGAGATACTCGCGCTTCCGGTTGGAAGACTCGTCCATCCAGAAGGCTGCCATCTCTACCTGTGGACGACGAACCGCTTCTTCGGCGATGCGTTGCTCATCCTCGCGTGGTGGGGGTTCGAGTACCGGACGACGATCACTTGGGCGAAGCAGGGCAACATCGGGCTCGGGCAGTACTTCCGCGGCAAGACCGAGCACTGCCTGTTCGGTGTCCGCGGTCGTCTCCCCTACCGCGAGGATGGCAAGCGTGGCCAGGGGAAGACACTGATCCTGGCCCCGAAGCGCAGGCACTCCGAGAAGCCCGAGGAACTGCGCAGCATGGCCGAGGTCGTCTCACACGGTCCTCGCGTAGAACTGTTCGCGCGTCGCCGCGTCCGCGGCTGGGATGCCTGGGGGGACGAGATCGAGTCGACACCACACGTTGCTGCCACCATGAACAAGGAGACCGAACCATGACACCGACATCGAACGTGACTCGCCTGCGTGGGCGAGTCCTGTACTACTACTTCCGCTCGACGCAGAAATCGTCGACCGAGATCGGGAACGAGTCGCTCGCGAAGCTATGGGACGTCCAACCGTGGGACGTCCATACCGAGGCGGCGAAGGTGGCGGCGCTGCTGCCGACGGACGTAGAGATGATCGTCCTCCGAACCAAGGTGCGGCTGACGCGGACTGGGGCGACGACGGACGAGAGCGATAGAGCGTCGCGGGTGTTCGACTACTGGCGGGAGCGGATACCAGAAACCATCGGTCGGTCGAGGATGAAGTTCGGCGGCAAGCGCAGGTCATCGGTCATCGCTCGTCTGCGCGACGGGTACACCGTCGAGGAGCTAGAGAGAGCGGTCGACGGGTGTTTCCGGTCGAAGTTCCATACTAACGGCGGCCACCTCGACCTCGAGCTGATCGCGCGGTCGCCGGAGAAGGTTGACTTCTTTATGCGGCTCGCGCCGCGCCCGCCGGTGGAGCCGACCGAAGGCGCGACTTGGTTGAACGCGAAGCCGATCGCCTACAACGAGGTCGCTGGACAACTGGCACCCGATATCTACCAGCGGTTGCGTGCCGAGATCGAGCCGGGTCTCCGCAAGGTACTCGTGCCAATGTCGATAAGGGGGCGGCAGTGGACGATCGACGCCGAGATCGGACGCCGGTATCTTCAGTCAGTCGAGGCCGCATCGTGACCGGGGAATTGCTGTCGAACAGACTCCACGGGTCGGCGTTCAAGGTCCCGAAGTGGAGGTCAACGGCGTTCCTGCGGATGGTGCACGAGTTCCCTTGCTCCCGCTGTAGCGCTTGCCCGCCGTCCGATCCGCATCACTTCGGGAGCGATCATGGGAAGGCGCAGAAGGTCGATGACTTTCGTGTTGTCCCTCTCTGCCGGCGGTGCCACGACGGGTTCCATGCTGGGCTGTGGGGACGCACGGACGAGGAGAAGCTGGCGATGCTCAATGAGTGCCTGGAGATGATCGGCGAGTTCCTGCGGACCCACGCCGCCCGCTGCAACGGGAGGCTGCGGTGAGCAAGCGCAGTGAACAGGCCCGGCTCATCCTGGAGCGACTGGAGCGAGGCGAGGCGACCCGCATCGAACTGGCCGAGATGACGCGGGCGGCGTCGCTGACGAGGAGGATCTCGGACCTCCGCCAGCAAGGACACGACGTCCGGCTGATATATGGCCCGGATGGCGTAGGTAAGACGATCTACGCTCTGTTCAGGAACTTTCGCGTGCCGGAGGGGGAATGCCCGTCGTTCGGAACGTCGGGCCACCAGGACCTCCCAGGACCTCCCAGCCTTCTCCGGGGGGCGATCGGGGGGCAAGCCTTCCCGGTTCATGGGCCGCCAGAGCCGATCGCCGTAGACGCAAACCTAGGCGAGCCTGGGGCTGATCCTTGCGATGGGTGTTCTCTCCGGGGCTGGCCAGGGTTCCCGGAGTGCCTGGAACCAGCGGGCGGGCAGTACTCCACCCCGCCAGGGTGTCGACGGTGGCCGCTGCTGGGTCGGCCGGGTGGACCGTCGTGCGGGCATCGAGGCGCGACCGGGGTGCTCTGCGAGCGGTTGGCGACCCGTACCCGCTGCGGTCCTGGCGGCTGGTATCCGGTCTGCGACGACCACGCGGGCAAGGTCGGCGATGGGCAGGGGAGCTTGTTCTCCCGATGACCTTGCCGTGGACGATCGGTCTCGACGGCGGCGCGAGGGCGGGTGTCGCGGCGTGGCAGGGGTCTGTGGTGCTGGCGACGCTCACGCTCGACATGCAGCGCCCGACAGCGACTCGCGTCGCTCGATCGTTCCGCCAAGTCTGCTCTCTGGCTGGCGAGGAGACGCCGCCACCAGGGTCGGTGTTCGTCGCAGAGAAGCCATTCCTCGGGGACAGCAACCCGAACCGGATCCCGGCGCTCGTCTCGCTGCTCAAGGTGGCGCACTACTGGGAGGCCGTCGCCGATCTGCTGGGGGTGACGGTGCTTCCGCAAGTCCACCCGTCGACGTGGAAATCGTCCCTCGGATTCTGGCAGCAGTCGAAGGAGGAGGTTCGTCTGGCCGTCGTCGAGTACCTCGGCGTGACCGTTGACAGCCACGCCGCCGACGCGCTACTACTCGCTTTGCACGTTCACCTTTCCCGCTACGGGAAACCGGAAGGAGCGACCGGACTCATCGCTCGCTGGAGACCGAAACCATGATCATCCCTCTCACCGAACAAGTCGCAGTCATCCACTCCGTCGAGGCCCGCGGGGTCGCCCAGGGCAAGGATCCGCTCTGCAAGTGCCACCTCTCGATCGAAGTCCCGAAGCTGACCGCGAAGGACCTGGACTCCCTACCTTTCGCTGGGTCGATCAAGAAGCTGCTGGGCGACTCGAAGGGCATCGAGGAAGGCGATCCGAACACGACCAAGGCCAGCTTCAAGCGCAAGTGGGACGCGATGTCTTTCACCGTCCGCTTGAAGGGCAAGGACAAGACCAGCTTCGTCGCGGAGATCAAGAACCTCGTCGGCGTCTGGTTCGTCGAAGGCATCGCCTCGTTGCGCTTCACCGTCGAGACGCTCATCCCGGCCGAGAAGGTCGGGCTTCTCGCGTCCCTGGTCGACTCGGACTTCACTGCCGTGTCGACCGCCACGACGCAGATGACGCTCCCCGGGCTGACCATCGCACCGAGCGGCAACGGCAAGGTGGCTGCGATCGCGTAGCTCGGAAGCTCTCCCTTCGCTGGAGGGAGAGGGCGATGTCGGCGGCTCGCTCTCCTTGTCGTGAGTTGTCCGGTCTCGCTCTCCCCTCCATGCGGAGCTTCGATGGTCCGAATAGGGATTGGGAACATGGTGCGCAAGGCCGAATCGCCAGACCTCGAGTGGATCGCTCCAGGCGATCTCACCTTATGGTCCGACAACCCGCGCCACAACGACGATGCGGTGCCGCGAGTTGCCGCAGCCATCGAGCGCTTCGGTTTCGGCTCGCCAATCGTAGCGAACCGTCGCAATCGCGAAGTCATCGCCGGGCACACTCGACTCAAGGCTGCCATCTCGTTGCGCCTGGAGCGCGTGCCGGTGCGATGGATGAACCTGCCTGATGCCGAAGCCCACGCGATGGCGATCGCAGATAACAAGCTCGGTGAACTGGCGACGTGGGACGAGGACTGGCTGCCCGCCATCATGGCAGACTTGCAAAATGATGGTGTGGCGATCGATGGGCTGGGGTGGGATGATGCAGAAATCAAGGCATTGCTCACCGTTGGCGAACCGCCGCACGGAGAGGATGATGGACCTTGCGAGCCGCCAACGAAACCGATCAGCGAACGGGGAGAAATCTTCGAGCTTGGTCCGCATCGGCTCATGTGTGGCGATAGCACACTCTCAGAAGATGTGCAGCGTCTCATGGGCAATGAACGAGCGATCCTAATGGCCACAGATCCACCGTATGGTGTGGCCTATACGGACGTCGCGCGAGTTGCTGCCGACCGTGCGCACGTTCGGCAGAGTAGAATGCCGAAATGGGAGGACGGTATCGAGAACGATGAGAAGATCGGCGATGACATCCAACCGTTTCTCGAAGCGTGTTTCCGTGCAGCTTGCGCTCATGCGCTTCATCCGAATGCCGCATGGTATCTATGGCACGCGTATCTGACACAGGCATTCTTTGCTGCTGCTGCTGCTGCTGCAAATCTCGTGTTACACCGACAAATTATCTGGGTAAAACCATCGCTGCTCTTCGGGTTCGGCGATTATCACTGGCGACATGAGCTTTGTTTTTACGGTTGGGTCCAAGGCCACCGCCCCCCGTTCTACGGGGAACGAAACCAAACAACGATCTGGGAGATCAAACACGAAGCCTCGAACGCCGATCGCATACATCCAACACAGAAACCAGTTGAGATTTTCGCCATCCCGATTGCGAACCACACGCGGCGAGATGAGACCTGCTACGAACCGTTCGCGGGATCTGGGACACAGTTCATCGCCGCCGCTCAAACCGGCCGTCGCTGCTATGGCATGGAGATCGCGCCAGCCTACTGCGACGTGATCCGCAAGCGCTGGACGTCCTGGGCCAAGAGCGCGGGTGTGGACCCAGGAAGCGACGCGCTCGAATGACCCGCCGCGCTGATGGCCACCGCCGCTCTGACGCCACTATCTCCTGCTACCACGGGTGTCTGTCCGTCCTGCAAACTCAGGGCGAAGGGGTTCGAGGAAGCGGGTTACGCTGACCCGGCACTCGTGGCCGAGGTCCTGTAGGGAGACGACGATGACCGAACAGACGTCAGAGCCGACCCGACCAGAGACCAAGCCGCAGACAGCCGAGGAGTTCAAGGCGGCGGTCGAGGGGTTCCTACTCGAACGCAAGAAGACGTTGGCCGCCCAGTTCGAGAGGCTCAAGTCCACCGGGGCCTCCGACGACCTGGCCGCACGCCGGTGGAAGTTCGCCATGGAGTCAGGGTCGGTTCGTGGAACGGTTGCAGGGGACCCGACGAAAGCGGTGGCGCGCCCTGTCGTGTTCTGCCTGGCCACCCTCGTCGATGACAGCGACGAACTCGACGGCATTGTCGTCTACCGGGTCTCGGCCCCGGACTGGGCTGCGTGCTTCAAGCGGGCCCGCCGGCTCAACGTGGGCAGACTGCTCGTCGTTCCCCGGTGACTACGCAGACCCGTCCATGGGCCTGCCCGCTCTGCCCGGCCAAGGCAGGGGAGCCCTGCAGATCGTGGGGATGGGACGAATCCGGTCGGTCTGGCTGGCTCGGGACAAGGCTGACTTGCCACGCCAGAAGGCTAGCTGCGCGACCCAGCCAGGTAGCTCTACTCCCACAAGCAGCCGACCGGGGATAGACTATCCTCGTGACTCCCAGGGTCCAGCAGAAAAAGCGCCGGCCGCGGGGAGGGTGGAAGATTCCTCTGCCCAAGGAGCCGATTGAACTCGACCTGAGCGCCGATTCATGGACGCGACAGCCGAAGGAGCCAGCGGCGGCCTACGGGGCGTTCATCTGCTTCCGTGACATGGCTCCGGCCGTTCGGACGGTGACAGCCGCCTACCGACGAAACAAGCGCACGGAAATAGGGACAGCCTCGGGGACATGGTACGTCTGGAGCAAGCTGTTCCGCTGGGAGGAGCGGTCGATGGCGTGGGACCAGCACGTCTCCCGGGCTCGTCGGGACGAGGAACTGCGAGCCGAGGCGGATCGGCGCGACCGTGCGCGACAGGCTCGGATGGGCTTCTACTCCGAGGCGCTGGCACTGGCCCGGGGAAAGGTCCGGCGGTACTTCGACCAGGCTGGGAACCTCGTCGACGACCGGGTAGACGGCTTGGCTCCAAGCGACGCGGCTCGATTTGGCAAGATCGGAGCGACCGGGCTGGTCGAGGAGCTCGAGGAACGGCGTCTGCGGGTCGAGGTTGGCGGAGCAGGGGGCGGCCCGGTCGAGGTCTCGACGCCGAGCTTGGCTGCGATCCTGGAGGTTCTCAGGCGTCTTGCTGGGGAGCCGGAGGCGCGCAAGGCGAACGGTGTAGGCCATGGCGACGACGACGAGTGAGCGGACCTCGCTGCTCCAGCGGGCGGTGAGGCGGGTCGGCGTCGACAAGGTCACGGAGGCGCTGGGGCCGGACCAGCTTGCGGCCATCGCCTACGTCTGGCAGGCGGTAGCTCGGCAGTCGCAGCTTCCGCCGCCGACCGCCTGGCGCGTCTGGCTAATCTTGACCGGCCGAGGATGGGGTAAGACGCGCACCGGGGCAGAGTGGGTACGGTGGAAGGTGGCGACTGGGCAAGCTGGGCGGATCGCGTTGGTAGCGCCGACGGCGAGCGATGCGAGGGACATCATGGTCGAGGGGCAGGCAGGGATACTCGCCGTCTGTCCGGGCGGCGAGAGGCCTATCTATGAGCCCTCCAAGCGCCGGCTGTCCTGGAGCAGTGGGGCGAACGCGACGATCTACACCGCCGACGAGCCGGACCGGCTGCGCGGCCCACAGCACGATGCTGCGTGGTGCGACGAGATCGCATCGTGGCGGTACGCCCGGGAGTCGTGGAACAACCTGCGCTTCGGGCTGCGGCAGGGGACACCACAGACCGTTGTGACGACGACGCCCCGACCGATCTGGATCGTGAAGGAGCTGATCAAGCGGTCGAACAAGCCCGACGCCGGCATCGTGATCACGCGGGGCTCGACCTTCGAGAACGAGGCCAACCTGTCGCGGGAGTTCTTCGACGAGATCGTCGAGTTCGAGGGGACGCGCATCGGCCGGCAGGAGATCGAGGGAGAGGTCTTGGAGGACCTGGAGAACGCGCTGTGGACACACGAGCGGATCGACCGGGACCGGGTCGGGACCAAGGCGAACGGTCTGCCGGGCGTACCGAACCTCGTCCGCGTGGTGGTAGCGGTCGACCCTGCGGTCACGTCGAAGGCATCGTCCTCGGAGACTGGCATCGTCGTCGCTGGCGTTGGCGACGACCGACACGGGTACGCGCTGGAAGACCTCTCGTGCAGGCTCTCGCCCGACGGCTGGGCAAGGAGAGCGGTCGAGGCGTTCCATCGTTGGAAAGCCGACCGCATCGTCGGTGAGGTGAACCAGGGCGGGGACCTTGTCGAACGGCTCATCCATACCGTCGATGCGACCGTGCCGTTCAAGTCGGTGCGGGCGACGCGGGGCAAGAGCGTGCGTGCGGAACCGATAGCGGCGCTGGCGGAGCAGGGCAAGATCCATCACGTCGGCTCGTTCCCGCGGCTCGAGGACCAGTGCTGCGAAATGGCCCCGCAGGGGTACTTCGGTGACGGGTCGCCCGACCGTGTCGACGCGATGGTGTGGGCGTTCACCGAGCTGCTGCTGGTCGGAGGACGCCAGGTCAACCACGACCTGTCCGGGATGGTCGGAGGGATGCAGCATACCGATGGGCTGACACTTTGATCGACTGACGGTCTCTGCTACCCTGCTGCAGAGCGAGGTCACGATGAGCGACGACAAGAGCACTCCGGTCGAGGTCCTGGATCCCGAGGAGAAGTTCGTCGAGGTCGGTCTGACCGGCTTGGACATCCAGGGAGGCCAGGTCTACGAGGAGTTCTTGCCGGACCTGAAAGGGGACAAGGGGCGCAAGGTCTTTCGGGAGATGCGGGACAACGATCCGGTCGTGGGAGCGATGTTGTTCGTCATCGAGAACCTCGTCCGGCATGTCACGTGGTCGGTCTCGCCTGGCGGAGCGTCTCCACAGGATCGACAGGCGGCGGACTTCCTCACGTCCTGCATGAGCGACCTGTCCGCGCCGTGGTCGGAGTTCATCGCGGAGGTCTTGTCGATGTTGCCGTTCGGGTGGGCGTACCACGAGGTCGTCTACAAGATGCGAGGCGGGCAGACCGAGGACTCGAAGACGCGGTCGCGGTTCTCGGACGGTCTCATCGGCTGGCGCAAGATGCCGATCCGAGCGCAGGAGACGCTCGACCGTTGGGACTTCGACGAGGGCGGCGGTGTGAGAGCGATGATCCAGGCTCCGCCAACCGGGGGCGGCACGCGACGGATCCCGATAGAGAAGGCCCTCCTGTTTCGCACGTCGGCGCACAAGAACAACCCCGAGGGGCGGTCGGTACTGCGCAACGCTTACGTGCCTTGGTACTACAAGAACCGCGTGCAGAAGATCGAGGCGATAGGACTGGAGCGCGACTTGGCTGGGATCCCGCTCATCGGGGTGCCGCCCGAGTTGCTGGCGAAGAACGCGACGCCCGCGCAGAAGGAATCGCTCGAGGCGTTCAAGACGCTGGGCAAGAACGTGCGCCGGGACGAGCAGCACTCGATCATCTTCCCGCTGGCCTTCGACGACAACGGCAACCAGCTCTACAAGTTCGAGCTTGCCGGTCCGACGAGGATCAAGCAGTTCAACACGGACACGATCATCGAGCGGTATAACAAGGACATCGCCATCGTCGGACTCGCGGACTTCATTCTGCTCGGGCACGAGAAGGTCGGTTCGCTGGCGCTGGCGTCCAGCAAGACGCACTTGTTCGCTGTTGCGATCGGGTCCTACCTCGACTCGATCCGTGACGTGCTGAACTCGCATGCGGTGCCGAAGCTGCTTGCGTTCAACCCAGGGCTGACGGGTGAGTTGCCGGCGTTCGTCCACGGCGACATCGAGACGCCGGACCTCAAGGACCTGGCCGAGTACATCTCGAAGTTGGCCGGGGTCGGGGCGCTGGAGTTGGACCAAGAACTTGAAGCGCATCTGCGGCGCGTAGGGAATCTCCCGGAGAAGACGAGCGAGTAGATGCTGGGCCCCGCTCCCAGGACGGTCGGCCTGCGGAAGGCGATCGCGCATCCCGACGAGGCTGAGGTCCGGCGGATCGTCGAGCAGTTGACCAAGAAGGTTCGGGTGGCGATGCAGTTCGCTATCGACTCGGCGGTCAGCGCCAACGACGAAGGCAGGCTGGTCGACGTCATGGGACGGAAGCTCACGGCGGTCGACACGGTGACCAGCAAGGTCGACTTGGCGGACTTCGAGAAGAATCTTGACGCGATCAAGGCGATCTCGGGAGACGGGTTCGAGTCTGCGGGGCGTTCGGCTTTGCGGGGCATCGCAGAGGACATCCGGCTCTACGGACCGCTGGGGGAGCGAGCGGAGAACTACCTGAGGACCAAGGCGGCGGACTTCGTCGTCAACGTGACGGCGCAGACCAGGGCGGCGGTGCGGTCGTCGTTGGTCCATTCGTTCGAGCGCGGGCTCCCGCCACGGACTGCTGCGGAGCGGCTGCGCACGGTCATCGGGCTCAACGAGCGGCAAGCGGTTGCGGTGCAGCGGTTCCGGGAGAAGATGATTGCGGAGGGGTTGCCGCAGCCGGTGATCGATCGTCGAGTCAACCGCTACGTCCAGCAGAAGATCAAGGAGCGGTCGGAGAACATCGCGCGGACCGAGCTACACACGGCGGTGTCTGCTGGCCGGCAAGCTGGGTGGGAAGTCGCCGTCCGTGAGGAAGTGATCCAAGCGACGCGGTTCGAGAAGAAGTGGCTCACGTCGGAGGACGAGCGGGTATGCTCGATCTGCCAACCCATGAACGGGCAGCAGCGAGCGATCGACACTCCGTTCGACACGGGGGACGGCCGGCAGGTCGAGACGCCTGGAGGACCGACGCACCCGTCCTGCCGGTGTACTGTGGTGCTGGAGAAGATATGACGAAGAAGCACTCCCGCGAGTTCCTGGAAGCGTTCGTAAAGGTCGCCCAGGAGTTCGTCCCGACGTGGATGTTCCAGTCGATCCACGATGCGGCCAGGCCGTCGGCTGGAGGCAAGGCGGCGCACCATCGTATCGACGTGCCCGTCGGGCTGGAGAAGGTGGCGCTCACCGAACTGCGGCCACGCTTGATCCGCAAGCTGCCCGACGAAGAGCTACGGCTCGCGTGGCTGCGACTGTCCCAGTGGTACGGGTCGGCGGTACGACGGAAGGAGCCGGTCGAGGACTTCGTCAACGCAGGCGTGTGGGTGGGCGACGAGATGGACCGGCGAGGGTTTGCAGTCGACGACAAGTCGCCGCTCGGCATGGCGGTCGCGGACTTCGCCAAGGAGATCAAGGGTCGACGGCAAGAGGTCCACGGAGTCAAAGGCAAGCTGCCGCAGCGGCTGGAGGTCATGCTCGAAGGGCAGCCGGAGGAGATCCTCCTGGTCCGCGACTTCGTCTCCGTGGTCGGATCGGCTGCGGTGGCCGAGGAGCCGGACGACATGGACGTCTGTATCCGGTCGAGATTCGACCACGACCTCGACGGGTACGTCATCGACGGAGCGAACCTGCACGTCGCGCTGCGGCGTTTCCTGGACCCCGAGAAGAAAGGCTTGCACTTCATCGACTCGCCGACCGGGTCGTTCACCGACTACGTTCCGATGTTTGACCTCGTCGCACGGCGTCGGGAGCCGGCTGTCCAGCGCATCGAGTCAGAGCCACCGGACTACGCCGGCAAGGGCAGAGTCATCAAGGCTGGCAGTCCAGCGCAGCAAGCGTCTGCTGCCAGGGCAGAGCGGGAGGACAAGGTCGTTGCCGGGGAGTTCTTCCCGCAGCCGAAGCCGACTCGGCCGGCCCAGGAGGAGGAGGAACAGACGGTCGACAACCTGCTCAAGCTGGTGCGCGACCGGAGAGAGGACTTCCTCCCGGCACTTGTCCAGAAGAAGTACGACGGCGCACGGCATCAGGTCCACCGAGTCGGGGAGAAGGTCGTCATCTACTCGGAGGACGGCGACGACAACACCGAGCGACTGCCTGGAGTGGTCGAAGCGATCAAGAAGTTGCGTGGCGGCGACATTGTCTTGGACGCGGAGATTGAGCGGTGGGCAGGGTCGCAGCACCTACCGCGAGAGACGGTCTCCGGGTTCCTGTCTGCAAAGGAAGGGAAGGACGAAGACCTCGTCGTCAACGTGTTTGACTTGCTCGTGCTCGATGGGGAAGACTTGCACAAGGAGCCGGTCGAGATGCGCGGCGACAAGCTGGCGGGCTTGGGAGTCGAGCAGTCGACGACTGGAGTCCCTGACCTGTCGAAGCGATTGAACCTGGCTCCGTCCGTGCGCGTCGAGACCGTGGCCCAGCTTCGCCGCGAGGTCGAAAGGATCCGGCGGCTGCCCGGGTCCGAAGGTGCGGTCATGAAGCGCGTCGGGTCGTCCTACCCGCTCAAGGCGACGACCCCGACCGACGAGTGGATGAAGTTTCACAACGCATCGACGGTGCGCGGCGTTGTCATCGGTGGGAAGGACACGGCGGGAGGTGCGAGCGTCTACCGTTGGGGCGTCCTCGCCGGGGGGATCAAAGCGACGACGGAGCGAGTCGGACGATCCAACGTCGTACCGGTCGGGGAGTCGTTCTCGACGAGCCGCGAGTTCAAGCCAGGCGACCCGATCATGCTCGAAGTGGAAACGCTCAACGTGGCGACCTCGAAGGACGGGACGGCGGTCACGGCGTGGGTCCCTCGCGTGCTGGGACCTGGCTCATCGACTATCGACACGGTCAAGTCGGCGGCGCGGCGAGCGGCTGAGAACCTCGTCCTGCAGGCGAAGGTCGACGAGGACGGGGAGGTCACGTATCTCCCGCCGAACATCATGAAGGCCGGCAAGGTCGTGCCCGTGGTCGGTCCTGCCGGAGCGCCAGTGCTGTTCGTCGGTGGGATGGCGACCGCTGACGACGTGAAGGCTGG